TAAATACATACAAAACAAAATAAAACAACAGATTGATGCTTGTGACAAAGCAAGAAAGTTAAAAAAAGAAATAGATAATTGGTGTTGTCTTTCTGGATTTGATCCTTATAGCAAAGATTATAAGGAAACAAAAGGAAAGCTCGCAGATGCAGTAGCACCTTTAAACGCAGATAAAATTAGAGAAATAGCAGACAAGATAAAATGACGATTTATTCCTACTTTAAACGGAGAATAATCTAATAGGAAGTGAGGTAACATATATGGAAAACGAATATAAAGTAGAAGAAACAAAATTTGGAACAAAAACAAGCCATCCGGCATATGGAACGATCATGTTTAATAGAGCTAACGGTTATAAAAGAAGTTTGTTTGGAAGTAGTATTGAACATAGTAACGTGATTACAATGGAAGTAAAACATGCTGATATAGAACGTGGATTAAATAGAGATTGGGTTTATGGTAAAAGTCCTATTGTAGAAATAGAGATGAGTTATTCACAGTTTGCAGAAGCAATTACATCTTTTGGTCAAGGGAATGGAATACCTTGTACTATTAGATATACAGAAAAAGATGGCAAAATTCCTGAATGTGATTTTATCAGCAAAAGGAAACAGTTCGCTGATGAATTCAAAAGTAAAACAGAAGATACAATGAATGAATCACAGCAGTTAATCCAAGATGTAACCGATTTATTTTCTCAGAAAAAAGCACTAACAAAGGCAGATAAAGAATCTATAATATCTAAGCTTAGAAAATTAAGCATGGATCTTGGATGTAATATGGATTTTATAGCTGATTCGTTTAATGAACAGATGGATAAAACTGTAATGGAAGCAAAAGGAGAAATCGAATCATTCTGTCAGAACAAGATTAATGCTATTACAAGTGCAGCGTTGGTAGAACACAGGGATGAGATTTTGAAACTTGAAAATCCTGTAGATTTTAAAGAATAGAATGAGGTAAATGAAAAATTGCTTTCATTGTAAAGGATGCGAATAATATGACATATGAAGAAACACAAAAAATCAAACATTTACGAGAAGTGACTTCTGTTATGGTTGAGGAATCATCAAATGGAATTGAATGTACTAAAAATAGATTTGGAAACAGAACTATGGATGGCTGCAAAAATGTAACTTTTGAAAAGATTGAGTTATCAAAAATTGACAATGATATTCCTCATATAAGAAGAGAATATTATGGGAGAAATCTATGGGTAATGTTATGAGATTAAGTTGTTTTTAATATAGAATGGAGCTGATTACGTGAAAAGAATTAAAATGAAAGATAATACAACAAAATTTGTGTGGGATGGAGATAACTGCGTAGATAAGTACACAGAGCTTATAGAACAGTATTATTACGATTCAGAAGAAGAAAGAATGGAGCATAAAAAAGAAATGGAATCAAATGGATGGAATGATTCTGGTCAGGTTAGGGAAATGGTAAGTGGTTCTTTAATGCCATGGGCGAAAAATCCTCCTGTATATGTCTGGTTCGGAAGTTATTATAAAACAATTAGAGAGTAGATGAAAGACTTCACTAAGGAGGTGTAGATTATGAAAGAATCAGAAGTGAAAAATATTATAGCTGTGGAGATTTTAGATAAAATGAATGACCAAGGAGGAGCTTTTGTATTAAGAGAAATTTTATTTAATCCAGAAAATAGAATTGATTGGGAAAATATTGGAAGTAACGCTATTCAAAAGCATATGCCAGAATTACAAATGTTTGGCTAATCTTTGCAATTATAGAGAGATAATGAAAGATTGTTTTCGGAAGGCAGGTGAAATGTTATGACTGAAGCAGATATTAACAAATATGTTGTCGAAGAAATGGGATATGCAGAAGAGCAAGAAGATAAAATTACCATTAGGCTTGATTTGTCAAATGGAGAATCTGTAGAAATCTGGTTTGACGAATATAATGATTGTTATACCTGGAGCAATACCTCCTATGGATACGAAGATACTTATGCAGTAGTACAAGATATTTTCGAATGGCTGGAAGATAATTTATTAGAAGTAATAAATATAGAAACAGTATAATAATTAATATAGACAGCAAAAGGGAGAAACAAAAAAGGCGATAATATGAAAACAAAGTCTATAAATCGAGAATT